TAGCACCCCCATCATCCATTTTAGTAATGCCACCAGTTTTTTTAATAACACCTCTGCCTTTAAGAATATCAGCTCTAGTAACTTTACCATCTTTATTTAAATCTGGGAAACCACCTTTTTTAAACTTTCTTTCAGCAACACATTTTCCAGAAGCATCTTTAACCATACCTCCACGGCATCCTGGTGCTACTGCTCTATTAGTAGTAGACCCACCTGCTTTAAGTATACGTCCTTGTTCAGATCTTGGATTATTACTATACATAGGCATGCCCATCATTGGTAAAGTTGCACCACCTTTTTGCATAACCTTTGTTGACTTAGCTTTTTTTACAATATTCTTAACCATACCTTTTACTTCTTTATTTGCTTCTCTCTTTTTACCCATTTTAGAAGTAATTGCATTTACAGCAGCAGAAGCTATACCACCAATTATTCCACGAGCTGCTTGAACACTAGGACATGGGTCACATGCGTAACTAGTATGTTCTGGATTCCAATTTTTACATAATCCAGGAGGACATGGTTTAGAAGAAGTTCCACCTGTTTTCATTTTTTTCATTGAGCCTCCGCAGCTCATGCATTTAGTTGCCATAATATATAGTTTTTAACAATTCCATTTTCTAAGTGAAAGAGCCTTTCTTGTAGGTCTTCCTTTTTCATCCTTCATAGGACCTTTAACCCCTGACATTCTGCTACAGAAGCTTTTTCTTCTCTTAGCATCTTTACTTCCAGCTTTAAGTTTTGATGGTTTAGTAGTTACAGCAGTCTGTAACTTACTACCAGGATTAGCTGCTCTATAAGAAGCTACTCCTTTAGCATTAAGACCTCCTGTTGGATTCTTACCTTCTTTTCTTGTCCAAGCTGCTGTCTTTGCCATGATTAAATCTTTTTACCACCAGCAAGACTTGTAAACATCTGTGCTTGTTTCAGAGCTTCTTTCTTTATCTCTGTCATCATCTTGGCATCTTTCTGAATCTCTGCTGCTCTCTTTAATGTAGACATAGCAGATTCAATTTCCCATTTTCTCATCTCAGCTTTACCGCCTCCTAAAATGGAAATACCAACTGAAGAAGATTTCTTAGCTGGTGTTGATTTAGTTGTTGTTTTTTTAATTGCCATTACTTTTTCTTTTTAGTAGTTGCTTTAATTTTCTTTTCCTGCTTAAGCATTTCCTTAGTAGGTTTCTTACCAGAACCCTTAGCAGCACGGATGTTATTCCATAAAGAGTTTTCTACACCTAATTTATTTAATTTTTTTTTCATACAGTTATATTTTTCCAAGTTTTACCTCTGTGTATATCTTTAATTGAATGATAACTCAAGTTTAATAAATTTGATACCTCTTTAGGTTTATGACCTAGTGCTAATTCTTTTTTAATAGTAAATACTTGTTCTTCATTTAGTTTTGCCATTTTATGTTCTGTTCCTGATTTCCAGTTTTTTGATAGTTTTTCTAAATGATGTTTTTTATAGTCACTGTTTTGCCAATTAATTTTTTGCAGCAATGCTTTTTGTAATTTAACCTCTTCAGTTCTTTTTATTCCCAGATTACTACCAGCAATTTTTGCTATGTTATATGTAGGTAAAAAATTATCTAAATAAAACTGTTCTCTTGTAAGTAAATATTGTGGATCACATTCTTCTAAAATTTCTAATTTAAAATTGTGTTCTCCATATTTATTAACTGCACGTATCAACTTTGTACAAGATTTTTTATTTACTCTAATATGATTAACATGAGTGTAATATCTTTTTACAAAGTTTTGAGTACTTCCAATATAAAAATCATCATTAAGGGTGTTACTTATTTTGTAAATAACACCCTGACGACTTTTATTAGTCACATACTTTAAAAACTGTTCTTCTGTTAAATTTAACATAACTTTTAGTTTTTATCCCAGAGACCTCTCTGGGACACACTACCATCTTTTCTTTTAAGCATCTCCTTAGGCATCCTAACAAGACTTTTTACTTTTCATAGACATACCAAGCTTAGCTTTAGGTATTGCTTTCTTAGGAGCAGTAGATGTACCACCAACACGTCCTCTAGCAACTTTAGATGCAGCAGCTTTAGGATTAACTCCAGCTTTAACACCTTTACTACCTGCAGATTTAGCAGCTACTAATTTAGCATTGGCATTTACCATACCACCTGTTTTGTAAGTTGCTTTAGTAGAACCACCAATTTTTGCAAAAGGATTCTTTTTTTCACCTGGTGCCTTTTTTTGATCCTCTAGGATAGTTCCTTGAGTAATCTTTTTTACAAAGCGTCTTGCCTTTTTAAGTGGTCCAGGACCCATGTCATTAGTTGCCATTTTATTTTTATTTTAAGAGTTCCAATACTTCTCACAGGAGATGTTGAGATCTTTTAAAATGTCCTCATTTAAAGGGTTTCTCAAGTGCTCAACAACATCAGATACATTCCTACCTAGTAAAGCATTTGACTTACTGTGGTAGATATATCCATCTGCCTTATTTATAATATACTTAAAAAATACGGAATCACGCACAATTGATTTAATTTTTAATGTTTCCATATCCATATTAGCTGTTTCCATGAAGGATTTTGCAGCTCTTTCTTTGTTGGTTTCACCACCATCACCATTAATATATCTATCCATGTTCTCATAAATAACATCCAGTGGTGTTGATTTTTTATATTGTGTACTGTTGATATCTACAACTTTTGCAATGTAGAATAACTTAGTACTGTTTTTGTCAAATAATTTTTGTAATTCTGACAATGCTTTATTACGGAGTTTTTTGTACTCTGTTCTGTACATAACAGTTTCCTCTTCTTTATCTAAGTAAAACTTAGGAGGAGTTGCTCTTGATCTGGCATCATCAAAACTTTTTGCTACAATAGAAAAACCACCTGCCTCAATAGCATATAGTTTGATTCTATCATACGGATCTTTTGGGTCTAAGAAAGTAGGTTCATTACCACATGAAATAAATATTCTATTCCAGAAATCTGAGTTATCAGGTTTAAGCAATTTAACTTTATTCCAAAATTGGGTATCCTCTGGTTCAATAACATTTGCAGCTAATTCTTTTTCAAGTTCAATTATTGCAGATCTTATTTCTCTTACTCTTGCCTCTTTATCATCTGGCATAAGCAATCTAATCTCTGGAGCAAATTCATTTAGACCAGTGATGTATCTTACTACACCATTGTTTTCTAAACAAGCTAATTGCTCATTGTGAGTTACTCCATCAAATAAGGAGATACCATAAGTTTCTAATCCCATATTAGAAGCTGTGTTGTCAAAGAACGGGCGGATGGCAATAGCAGTTTTTTTAACTGACCCTTTACCTGTTTCTACCATTGTGAAGTTTTCCATTGTTGTTGGTTTTTATTTTTGTTGGTTTTTAGTACTTAAAAAAAAGGGAGAGGTGTTATCCCCTCCCTTGTATATATAGACTGGATTAGAATGAACCTCCAGTGATTGGGTTTCTCATAACAATTTTCAATACTTTAGTTGGATCTTTAACCCAAATAGCTGGCATTGTTTGAGACATCATAACACGGTATCCATTAAATTGACCAGAAGACTGGAATCCTTGGCTACGCCCCATGTAGTCCATAGTACCATTTTGATACCACCATTTCAATTGATTATCCCAAGATAATTTCAACAAGAAGATGTTGTCATTTGTGTTATCTGTGATATCAAAGATAATGAATGAATAAGAAGATAATGGGAAACCATCAATGATTGGGTTCTCAATATCATTTGTGTGAACATTGTCAAATGCTGGGTTAAGTACAAACTTAACATTTGCCAAGAAAGGAATCACATATGAAGTATAAGCAAATCCAAAGTTTAAGTCCATACCTTTACCAGTGATAGCACCGATGTCAGCAGCTTGAATTAATAAACCTGAAGATACTGCTTCACGTTTGATAGCCTCATTAACCATTCTCATTCCACCCATACCTGTTTGTACAACTAGGCTACGTTTTGGATCTGGACCTTGGAACTCAACTTTACCATTAAAGAAGTTGTAGATCTCTCCACGGAACAAATCAAGTGTAAAGTTATTTTTGTTGTATACTCTTTTGAATGAGTTATCCAACTGTTTCCAAAGACCCACTGATAATCTTAGATCATCTGGACCATCTTGACGTACTCTACCACCTTGTCCCCACATAAGGTAAGTCTCAATATCAGATGCAACCTTAGAAAGGTGAGCAGCTTCCATTTGAGTTAAGAAAGTTCTAGATAAATCTCCATTGTCAAAAGCTTTTTTAACTTTGTCTTTACCCATTACTTTAACCATGTCATCCAAAGATGTAACTGAAGGATCAACATTTTTGTCAAATGTTCTCCAGATCTCAGTTACAGGAACTGTACCATCTGCATTCATTCCACCTTTGATCATCAAGTCAGCTCTAGAAGATACTGAATAATGTACGTGAGCTTCAGCACCACCAACAAAGTTATAGAATTCACGGAATCCTGTTCTTGTTGTGATATCAGAGAATCTTTCACCATATTCTCCACGGGCAGAACCTTTACGGAAAACTTTAGTACCATTAGCCAGGTACTTATTATCTAAGTATTTGTAGTTATCATTGTTCACTAATTGAACTGTGTAGATAAATGCATCACCTAAAGGAAGAATATCTTCTGCAGTAATGTACATCTCAACACCATTGTATTTGTCATAAGTGATAATATCACCATGTCCAAATTCTCTACGGTTTAA